TATGGCAAACACAATTATACAGGAGTAATCGTACCAGACGTATATGCACAGTTAGTAAGAGAAAAGATTGCAGGTAAGACAAAAGTAGCGCAGTTTGCAAAAGTATTAGGAGATTTACAGGGTAAACCAGGCGAAACACTTACAATGCCTAAATGGGCATACATCGGTGATGCTACAGATTGGGCAATTAATACTCCTATGACAAGTACCCAGATGACACAGACAACTACTAATGCAACAATTAAGGCAATTGCAGCACCGGCAGTAAATGTTGCAGATTATGACAACGAAGTTGAGTTAGGAAACGCTATTGATGAAGCGTCTGGTCAGCAAGCAGTAGCCATTGCAAGAAAACAGGATACAGATGCTATTGCTGAATGCCTTAAATCTCCTTTAAAGAAGGCTTTAGCAACAAAAAATACAGTAACGCAGACAGAAATGATTGAAATTCTGGGTCTGTATGGTGATGATAGAGATTCCGCAGACTTTGATGCAATCGTTATTCACTCTTCATTTGCCCCGTCATTCTATACCATGGATATGTTTGTATCCAGAGAAAAGACCATGACCACTGACGGGAATGGTATTGCCGTTAATGGAGTAATTGGTTATTTCCTTGATATTCCAGTAGTGTTATCTGATAGATTGTATGATTCTACAAACACAGAAGGTTTCATTCTCGTATTAAAGAAAGGAGCATTAGGTCTTATTCCGAAAGAAGCACCATTTGCAGAAGCAAGCAGAGATGCGTCTTTAAGACAGACTACAATCTACTGTTCACAGTTTTATGCTATGGCTTTGATTGATGATGAAGCCGTTGTATTCGCAAAGAAAGTAATTAGTTAGGTATAATTAGTGGGGGACGATATTTAGTCCCCTGCTTCCAAACGAAAGGAGGTATATATTGCTTAGTGGCGATAGATTAAAGTTTTTGAGATACACACATAATGTAACACAAGTTGAAATGGCTGAATGGTGTGATGTTTCAGAAAGATTTGTAGGAATGGTTGAACATAATGAATGTAAGCCGTCACAGGAAGTATATGACGCATGGATTAATTGCTGTTATGGAATTGGTAAGCCATTAGCGAAAAGAGAAAATAAAAAGGGTGTTAAAAAAACTAATACCCCTACTAAAAAGTAGGTGATTGTATGGGGTTATTTTCTAGTATTTTCGGTGGACGTTCTAGCGGTATTGTATCAGGTAGAAACCCCGGAAGTGGTTGGAATTTTGCTAATAGATTTAATAAGGCAAAGGGTGGATTCTCTGGAGGATATGGCGCAATATCGTTTGGGAATATCATAGATGCACATTCTGACGCAGAAGAAATTGTTGATGAATTTGGATTAGATCAGCCAGACGCAGAATACGGTAATTGCTACGAAAGAGCATATAGAGAAGAATTAGCAATTGCGCAAATTAAAGCCGCTTTTGCTGGAATGTTTGGTGGAGATTCAGACCCAGAAGATTATATTGACTGGGATGAAGTAGAAGAAAAAGCACATGACTATGCAATAGAACTTGCAGAAAAATGGATAAGTGGAAGCGAATGGATTCCAGAAGATGTACTTGATTGGGCTTATTATGATGTATCAGACCATAACTATTAATTTTTTATGCAACAATTTTGACAGGAGAGCAGGTATGTAAAAATGACTGGTAAGGAGTTTCGCAAATGGAGAAGAGATTTAGAGATATCACAACAGACAGTAGCAGACCATGCCAGATGTGATAAATCAACCATTTGCAGATGGGAAAAGGAATCATTTAATCTATTACCGGAATTATATGAAAGGGTTTTAGATTTTGTGTCCTGTAATGAAAATTAAATATGTATTGTAACTCGTAAACAACCGAACAGGGAATATAGAGTGATTGAAATGGTAGTGTAATTACCATCGTGAACTATACGGTAATTGTGTTCAAAAACGCCCACGGGCAGAAAGGATATGCCGAATTCGGCATATGGTTTAGAACAAATAGAACAAGGTACTTCTCGCGATATTGTTGCTAAGAAAGGGGGGAGGTGAATAGATTTTGTGTAATATAACATTACTATTCGCCTTCGTTGTTGATATTCATGGAGTAAACCACATTGTTTATTCACATGGTATTGACAATGAAGGAATTTTACAAGGATAAGTTTCCACAATGGTACAAAGATAATAGCGATTATGGATTGATTTTAACAGATGACATTGACAGTTTATTAGGTTGTTCTATATTAAAGGCGGTAAAGGGTTGGAATATTGAGCAGATAATGCTATTTAAAGCCAATAAAGCAAAAGATATGGACTACTTAGGAACAATTAACAACATCACAAAGGAAGCCGTTGGAGTTGATTTTGCAATGGTTAATGGTAAATGTTTTGACAATCATTTGACTTTGTTTAATAGCGGAACTAAGCCAAATTCAGAGAGTATTAATCCGAATAATGCTTTAGAAGTTAATAGGGGGATTTACAGTAAAAAATATGCTTTATCAACGGTATTGTTACTATGGTCATTATATGATTTACCAAAGGAGAATTTGTCAGAAGAGTTAATGATGGTTCTACTGGCAATAGATAGTTCCTTTGAGGGATATTATAATGATTATTTCAGAACATACAACAAGAAATTTATGGTTGATGTACTGGACTTACCAGAGTTTTATGAGTGTCAGAATAGACATACATATGAGGAATTTAAGGACATTCAGCGTAAATATCATTTAAAGGATAAAATCATGGCGGATAAAGGATATCTGACCACTGGAATTGATATTGACGGTATAAATGATTTGCTCATATGGGATTGCAATGTTCAAATAGAATTACCAAAGGATCGGTTTCGTAAAAAGGCAATATTCCGTGATATAGCAAAAGAAATAAAGGGATTTCCGAATAGTATTAATGCTATTTGTGAGAATCCCTTTTGTTATGCCCTTACAAAGAAAAACTTCGTAAACTATTCTGAACAAATAATATTCTAGTCATGGATTCCATGCTTGCATGGGAGCCACCAACTGTAGCGAAGCGAAAGGCGGTAGCAGTACAGTAGCGAAGCCACAACTTCGGCAATATAACAATTAATTAGAGAGCCAGTAATAGGAGAATCTTTTCTTATTTACTGGCTTTTATCATGAAAAATAGGAGGATTTAATAATGAATACAAAAATAAGCGGATATAAGGTACAGCATGTAGATATGGAAACTGGTGAAATCATTTGCGAAACTGAAGGTGTTACTGAAATCAAAGATAATGTCATGACCGAAAAAGAGAAAAAGAGACAGGATTACATAGATTCTCATGTTATGAATTTCAATAAAGATGCCAGTTTCGTAAAGTTATATGATGAGGTTGTTGAAATGCTTTTTAATAAATTAGACGCAAAAGAATTTTCTCTCGCAATTGCGTTATGTAAATATGTCTCATATGAAGATTGTGCTTTACGAGAAGGTGGCCATGGTAATGGTAGAATATTTACCATAAAGGAATTATCTGAAAAATTGAACAGAGAATATACAAGATTTTCAAGAACATTTAAGTCATTAATTAAAAGAGGTGTTATTGGTAAATGGTCATTCGAAACTGGTAATGTTGAAACAGGAGAAATAGAGAAAAAATCTGGCTTTATTGTTAATCCATATATCTATTTTAGAGGAGTAAATGTGGATAAATTGGTATATGAATATTTTGATAGGTCAGGTTGGAAAGAATTATTAGGATAATCTGCTAGTTTAGAGTTTGTTTCATTTTCTCGTATTTTAGAATTACTTTTATTCATGTCCGTCAAATCTGACTGATATGGAATTACCCTGTTTTTATTGGATTCTGAAACAGCCATTGAATGCTGACCGCGCAAAAGCACTTGCGTGCTTATGCTTGCATCTCGCCGTTGGCTCGATATGTTATTTTTATTTATTTAGAACAAAGTGTATTTACACTTAGTTAACTATAGTGGGCGTTAACGCCCCACACCCCGTAGCCGACAGTCGCACTACCGCACTACGTGCTATAGTGCTTTGTGCCGACTTTAATCTAAAATTTACTTTTATTATTTATAGGAATTTGTTAAAAAGTTCATATGGACTTTACTCATTTATTGGCGAGTATATAGGAGGATAAGATAATAGAGGAATCTCCACCGCCAAAAGTGCCAGTTTAGCCTTATTCTACAAGGGTTTCTGGCGATTTAGTGAGTTGACTTTCCTGTCAACTATTCTGGGAAATAGTTGGCTTTCCTGTCAACTTTTAGTCATGACTAACTAATACAGTGGCTTTCGAAGGTCACTGTGGTCTACCTCGGATACGGCGTTACCTTTGAAGTGAACGGTTTATATGAGAGGGTGCAGTCAGCACTGCCACATGTTTAAGGTGATATTTTTAAAATATACCCTTGTGGTGGGTAACAAATCGTTACGTACCATAGGACTTTTGATGAATTCGTCAAAGTACCAGTGCTTGAAATTTCAATCAGGTTCTTGTGTTTTCAAAGCGCAATTATTTCGTCTTGAACCACTTAGATTACCCTGCGTCTAATCTGGCACACCCTGTCCCCCCGATTTGGGGACTATGCAGTATGTACCTTCCCATTTTGGGAACTCGATTAGGTTGTGGCGAATTCGCCACATGCTTTTTTTTGTGTTATAGCTCACGCCGAAACCGGCGTGAGCTTGTTTTATTCTATCCGTTGTGCCAAACTCGGCACCTCGGTTACAACGACAAACTGACTTGACAAATAAATTAGGAATATCTATTTCAGTTTGTTTTAGACCCCAATAATTGGAGTCCAAATTGATAATCTGGTTATTAAAAGTACGAAATTCGTACGAAGGGGGCAATCTGGCAACGCTCCCTTTAAAGGGAACGCTATAAACCGTTCGTAAAATAAGTACGAGAGGAACGCTAACTTTCAGCCGTCCTATAAGGTGTGGCAAATTCGCCACAGGTTCTTTAGCCGTCCTAAAAGGGTACGCCAGTTTCGGCATATGGTTTAGAAGGTAACAACTTGTTACTTTCTAATGAACGACAACAGAATTGTACCTTATGGGTATCTACACTATAGGTACCCCAATTATCAGGGTACCATAAAATTTATGATACAGTTTACCCGACCCCCAGTTGAGGGGGGTGCTGTATTTCCGTTATTTTAGATAGTTGGGAAATCCCCCTTATTAAATTTGTTCTATACCCTGTGGCGAATTCGCCACTAGGTGTCTCATTTTATCAGAGGTGGCGAATTTGCCACGTCAGTTTAATCTGTTAGCCGTCCTATGTTAAACATAGAGCGAAGGGTTTAAACCCGTCGTAGGAAAGCGTATGTTTGCACTGTCCTAAAGCATACACAGATAATGTGTAGCCTTTGAGTTAAGTTATCTCACTGAGCATTTAAGAGCCGTCAGATTAATTATACTCAATACAAAACAAACTTTTAATTATAGGAGGAAATATTATGTTATTAAATAAATTTTTTGGAAAGAAGAAAGCAGTTGCAGTTATAGAGAAAGTAAAATCTTTTGATGATTTAATGGCAGAGCGTGAAGCCATTTTCAACGAAAGCATAGACATGATTAGAGATATTAAAAATATGATATATGACCATGAAACTAAAATGGAAAGATTTTCTAAGTTTATGAATGACGATGGTAGTGTAAATCTCACAGCCATTAACAAAATGTGTGATGAATTGGAAGAGAAATTAAATAGGGGGTAACTATGGCAGTAAATAAATCAGATGAAAATAAACAATATAAGACAGTATTGCAGAAAATGACAGAAGTATGTCCTTATTATATAGCAAAATATGTGGAATGGTATCTTACAGATAAGAATGAGCGTTGTAAATGGGACGAATTAGCAGTATGTGACCAGAATTATAAGAGTAAAGCAGGTGGATTTAAGACAGAACAGTTTGCAAAGGAAAACTGGCTTACAAGGGAAGATGCCCAGAGAGCCATGCAGATTTATTTAAAGCACATGAAAACGTTTAATACTATGCAGATATACCAGAAAATGTTTCAAAAGGCATTGGAAGGAGATGTGAATGCTGCCAAGTACATAGACCAAGTTCATGAAAGCAATTTCTTTGACGAATCTGACGATGAATTAAATGATTTCCTTTCTGGAATAAATATACCTGCCTTGAAGAAAGGCAAAGGTGGTAAATAATGGCAGTAAGCAAGGCTAATCTGCGTAAGTTAGAGTATTTATGGGATAATGAGAATAAGGTTGAATGGATACAGACATTCATTAAAATAGCCGATAAAGAGGGTAATATCGTTCCTTTTATGCTCACAGCAGAGCAGAAAGAACTTGTTGATAACCTAGAGCATATGAACATCATAAGTAAGTCAAGGC